TTTTTTGATATATTTTTATGGTAAATGATGTAATAAATATACGATAAATTTGTGACAATACCAAATAAAAAATACTTTATCGTAAACTGATGTATATCTTTTTGTAATCTATACAACATAGGGAGAGTATCCCTACTGTCCAACTAATTGTGGGTGTTAATAAGTTAGAACCACCTACACTCAAATAAAAAATTACACCACATATTGCAGAAGTGAGTATTAATTGCCAGTTTTTCATCTTAGTTTATAGCTATATAAAGTTCCACAATCATCATCATCTAAATCGTCCTCCACCACTTCGATACCTCCGCCTATAAGGTCTTGTAGCTTTTGTAGATTTACTCGCCTCCAATAACCAAATCGAAGGTACACATCATTAGAGCCTCCACACACTTGTGATAGGTCATACTCACCAAACTCGGAGCGTATTAGGACTAAAGTATCTGCGTCTATTCTCATATATAAGGGGTTTTTATTTTTAATCTACTGGATAAAATTTTATACTCAATATCACATTATCGGGCTTTGTAGCCAATAGGGATTCTACATATTCATTAGCCCTCTTTCGTGCACCAAAGTGTCCAAACTCCATCACATCGTAATACTCTAACGTCACCTTATAGAAGTGAGTAGGGAACTTACTATTACCATAGTACACTCTATGTTCAATGTTACTACGTTTTACATTAGGTAGCTTCATTAGAGAAGTGATTCGGTTAGAAGAAGCGTTGACGGTGAAGAAATCAAAATCGTTCATATCTTAGGGGTTTAGTAGTTATTAACATGTTCGATAGCTTCTCTTAATATCTTATTGAATCTCATATCAGCTATTCTATTGATTCGATTGTTTACTTTTCTTACTATTGAATTCTGTTTCTTAACGAACCCATTCAGAACATCAACGATGGTATCCCTATCCTCACCTATCACAGCTACAGTCCACTTCACATTATTGATACTAACTACCTCACCAAGCTCTCTTTGGAACTTTGATTCGAAGTACTGAACTCCAACCAATTTCTCATTTTGTATTCTTACTAATCCTAATTTCATATTTTTAAGGGGTTTTAAATGTTATCGTTTTACTACACTATAAACATACGAAAAAGATTTTATATATCCTAGTCTTTTGTGAATTATTTTTTTAAATAGGTATTCACATATTCGGTCTGAGTCATTGTTTTCTCAGTACCATTGGGAAATAATACCCGAACTATCATTTCTCCATTTGATAGGTAACGGGCAGTGATTTGGGGAGTCATCATATTATTATAGTCTAATGTATAATTCAGTAAATTCAATTCGGTCAGTAATGTGAGTAGGTAATCCCATCTGCTTCGCCATCTCTAACATTTCGCTATAAAAGTATCCATCCCATATACCACACAACATGTTGTATAAAGGGGTGTGCCAACTTTCATTTCTAGCGATGTGGTAATCTTCCACTATTCGGATGGTAGTAGAGTGGAACTCCATCATTTTTTCGGAGAACAATTCATGGCGGTTAAATCTTACAGTATTCATATCTTTATCGTTTTATTACATAGTAAACATACGAAGAAAGCCCGATATAAACAAGCGTTTATGAAAATAATTTGTGACAATTTGTGTCAAAATAAAAAAGGGAGAATTTTTAGTTTCTCCCTTTTAGTTATTTTTTAATTTTAAGTAAGTCTGCGAATGTTTGTTCAATGGTATCCATCATACCAAACTCATTTAATTCATCCCAATCATATGAGGTTTTTAATGAAGACCAATTTACTTTTTCGTTTTTTGGTGCACCAGATACAATTGTCCAAATTAAATCATTACAGGCTTTTACTTTAGCGTCCTTATCTTTTGAATACTTAGGATTATCTAATGCGGTTATAGTAGTGTCATATACCGCTTTAACATTATTATATGCCATTTCCTGTCTACGTTTTAAGATATCAGCTTGTTTTTTAGCCGCTGCTTCTCTTTTTTTCTTAAAGTATGGAATTATATCTAATAGGTCTTCATTCATCATTTTTGATAAAGAAAGTCTACCTTCATTTTTCATATATGGTTTACTATCAAAGATTGATTGAATTTTATCTGCTTCTTTATGGAATCCATTCATTCTTAAAGTGAATGCTATACCATCCGCTGCTTCAACTCCACCCCAACCTGATGCTTGTGAAACTTTTCTACCAAATTCATGTGCTTCACCCTCACTGCCCCAATATTCCGAACTATCTACTCCAGTAGTTCTTATTACTTTCATCTTTTCATCATATTGAGAGTCATCCATTGATGGGTAGTCTACTTTCTTAGCCCATTCAGGCTTTCCTTCAATCGATGCTACCAATTCTCTGGCTTCATCGTGATAGTTTGAATCAGTTAGCGCTTCAACAGCTGCCTGATACATTGCCTTTTTATACCCATCTTTACCCAACTTTTGTGGAGTAATTCCAAATTCTTCTGCTTTTTTCTTAGCTTCTTTGTTTACAGTAGGATTACCTTTTCTAGCTTCTTTTGGTTTAGAAGTAGGTTCGGTTTGTGGGTCTGCTTTACTTCCACCACCTTGTGAATACTTTGCGATTATATCTTTAGAGTATTTGTTACCAGGATTACCACTAATTGCGGTCATTAAATCCATTGGTTTCAATTTTTTAGAATCAATATCAGCTGATAAGTTTGATAAATTAACACCATTCTCGTCTGCCCATCCCGCTACCGCAGTTGCTCTTAACCCAGTCTTAGCTGCAATTGATTTAACAGTTGCCATACTATCTACTTTAGGTTCACCACCTCTATCTTTTGAATAATCTCCACCAAACATATCATTTGGTTTTGCAGCTCCTTTAGATGCACCACCTTTTTGGGCTTTAGGGTCTTCGTGTGTACCAGCCTTTAATGCGGCTTGATATGAATCCTTTGATTTAAAGTGTACTAATTTTCCGGTCTCTTTACTTTTAGCTTTAAAATCTTCAGCTTCAAATAGTCTTTTTAAACTTATGTTTGCCATTATGTGTTATTATATTCTATAAATATACGAATTTTTATTTACATCCCCAAATCCTATGCCAATAAATGATAGTATTCTTTGAAATGTTTTATTCTATCCGGTAATCCAATAGTACCACCATTTACTCTTTTAGTGATTGATGTTACTACTGCATCAGTTGCTCCACCATCAGCCATCTTATGTAATCCGTTTTTAGAGAAAAACCAAGCCGCTGATAATAATGCGTACTTAGATGCTACTACATCAGGATTTGATAAAATATCTTCACCAATTGCTTTACCAAACGCAGTATAGTTTTCTTTACCTGTCAATTGGATGTATCCTCTACCTCTGAATTTGTATCCTTCGCCACTTGATTCAGGTCCGTTACCCATTCTACCACCATATACTTTAGATGCAATCTTCTCCGGCTTTCTTTCGTAAAGTAGAGCTGATTCTAAAGTTGGAAAATATTTCTTAAAAATACCATTCAAACCTTTAGCTGAATAGTTTAAGTTCTCTTGCGTTGCTTTGAATCCACCACTTTCGTGTCCACATTGTGCTAAGAAGTGTGCTAATCTTAATGGAGTATTGATTTGGAACTTAGCTGCCGTATCAGGAATCATTTGAATTACTGCATCAGGAATATGTCCCTTTAATTTATCCAATTTCAATCCACCTACTGGTGCTATTGGAGCGGGTGTTGATGTAGGAACAGGTTTACCTTCTCCCACAATCATAGCCCAAGTAGTATCACCTACAATGCCATCCGGAGTTAGTCCGTTTTTTGTTTGAAATGCTTTTACAGCTTCTTCAGTTTTCGGTCCAAAATTAGTTACCGCTGGAGAAATACCTAACTTCTCCTGCATCAATTTAACGTTTTCGTTGTTATCGCCTTTTTTTAATAACATAATAAATATTATTTGTGTTCGTCAGTTATAACTTCTTTTCCTTCACCGAAATCAATTACTTCAAAAACTCTTGTCTGAATTTTCTTAGTTCCTTCGGCGTTTGTTAATATGATTGAGTTTTTAAACTTCTGCCAATTGATGACAAATGAATTATCTAATACCCCACCATTCTCCTCTTTAACTAATTCGTTAAGAGCGTTAATAGTGTATAGTGAATTAGATTCTTTTTTTCTATGTATAAGGATTGTATTTTCCAACGGAGTATCCGGTTGGAAAGCGGTATCTATATTGTACGTGATAAATAATT